ATGGCTTCCACGACAATTGATACCGAGACCGAACTCTCCGCTGTAAATGCAATCTTGGGAGCTATTGGTCAATCTCCTATTACTGTAACAAATGTTGCAAACAGTACTAATCCAGAAGTAGCGTTCATATATAATCTATTAAGAGATGCTAACGTAGATGTACAAAGTGAGGGTTGGCACTTTAACACAGAACATCATGTTCCTTTTACTGCTACAACTGTAGACGGTAAGAATAAGATAGCTATAACTGCTGATGTATTACAACTAGATGTCACTGATGGTTGGGCAACCAGGCACTACGATGTAGTAAAGAAAGCAGGTTATCTATATGATAAGATAAATCATACAGATGAATGGGATAATAATACTTCTGGTAAACCTATACATTTAGATGTAGTATGGTTAAAATCCTTTGCAGATCTACCTGAAGTATTTAAAAGATATATAATATACAAAGCTTCTGTAAGAGCTGCTACACAGTTAGTAGGTAATCCACAGTTAGCTCAGTTACTAGCTCAACAAGAAGCTTTAGCTAGAGCTTCGATAATGGAGTACGAATGTAATCAGGGTAATCATACTATGTTTAATCTACCTGATAATAGTGTGTATAATGCTTACCAACCTTGGAGGTCTTTAGCAAGATAATGTCAGGACTAACACAAACTATATCTAACTATTATGCTGGCATGTCTGAACAGCCAGATTTAAAGAAGTTCCCAGGTCAAGTAAAAGATATAGTTAATGCTATACCAGATATAACTGAAGGGTTATATAAAAGACCTGGGAGTAAACGTATAGGTACAACTAAATTAACTACAAATAGATATGATACTACAGTAGTACCTTCTGGTGGTTCTTGGTTTCATTACTATAAAGATGACACAGAAGGATCTTATATTGGTCAAGTAGATTCAAATGGATTAGTTAGGGTATGGAGTTGTATCGATGGAGATGAGAAAAAAGTATATTATCATACAGATAATACTGACTATGATGCAGGGCAACCTGACCATGCTTCTATAAGTACCTACTTAAAAGCTAGTGTTGAAAATAATGTAGTTCAAACAGAAGATATACAAGCACTAACTATTAATGATACTACATTTCTAAACAATAGAAGTATACCAGTAAAAACTAAAGGTATTGTTGAAGGTAAACCACATAACTATGCAGCTTATGTAGAGATACTAAGAACAGATAATGGTAGACAATATAGTTTAAATATATCTACTCCTAATGGTTCTAGAGATGATACTTTAAGTAGAGCTACAAGAATAAAAATTAAAGATGATGGTCTATCTGAAGATGCTGGAACTGGTAATTGTCCTGGTATAGGTACACAGGTATTCAGTGTTAATAGTGGAAACAAAAAGAATTTAATATTTCGTATCACTACATTAGGACAAGTATCAACTGTAGAAGGTAGTTCGACTTCATTCAAATGTACTTATAATAGAGAAGTAGAATTACTTCATGGTGGAGAAGGTTGGGAAACAAATGATGAAGTTACTGTTACTTTAGATCAAGCTCAAACTGATTATGATTATGACATACAAGTAGTAGATTCTGAAGTAACAACTCTTAAAGCTGATGTTAAATTAGTTAGACCTGCACCTACACCATTTGATGCTGATACAGCAGTAACATTAGATACTATATTAGGTAGTATTCAAGCAGAATTATCTGGCATAACTATAGATAGTAAAGCTTTAAATGTAGAAGTTATAGGTAATGGATTATATCTATCATGTGATAATGCTTTTGTTGTAGAAGGAACAGATGCTGAGTTAATGATGTTACTAACTTACCTAATCAATGTAGAGATGGGTACATCGTTAAAGTATCTAATGCTAGGATGTCCGATGAAGATGACTACTATCTTAAGTTTGAAGGTGATAATGGTAGTGGTACAGGATCTTGGATTGAGTGTGCTAAACCTGGTATAGTATTAGGTTTAGATAATACAACAATGCCTCATGTTTTACAAAGACAAGAGGATGGTCAATTCTTAGTTAAAGCTTTTACATATGCTGATAGAACAGTAGGTGATGATGTAACTAATCCAATGCCCTCATTTTGTGGCGAAAAAAATTCTGCTAATCCTCCAGTTTATGGTCAAGATAAAAAGATAAATAAAGTTCTATTCTTCCGTAATAGATTAGCTTTATTATCTGGTGAGAATGTTATCTTATGTAAACCTGGTACCCTAGGTAAACCTGACTTCTTTACTGAAACAGCTTTAACAGTTAGTGCTATAGATGCTATAGATATAGCATGTAGTTCTACTTTCTCTTCTGATCTCTTCGATGGTATAGAAATTAATACTGGTTTAATTCTATTCAGTTCTAACCAACAGTTCTTGTTGTCTTCAGATGATACAGTATTGAATCCAGATACAGCTAAGTTAAAAACTATATCTACTTATAATTATAATACTATTATACCTCCTATTTCATTAGGTACTACTATTGGTTATATAGATAACTCTAGTAAACATAGTAGATTTAATGAGATGGCTAATACTGCTAGAGAAGGAGAACCTATAGTATCTGATGTAACTAAATTAGTACCTACATTACTTCCTAAAACTTTAGATCTTTTAACTAATTCTAGAGAGAACCAACTAGTCTTAATAGGTAAGACGAATACAGATACTGTATATGGTTATAAGTATTTAAGAATAGGAGAAGAGCAATCTCAAACAGCTTGGTTCAAATGGAAACTGAATCAAAAACTAAGATATCATTTCATAATAAATGAGAATTACTATGTATTAGATACAGATGGTTTCTTACAAAAGATAAATATAGTACAAGAGGAGAGTGATCCTAGTATAGATGAAACTGTAGAGTTTGATACATCTAATTATTTAGTACATCTAGATAACTACATTAGTATATCTGGAGGAGTCTTTGATAACAATAGTAATGTAACTACATTCAGTAGTAATACTTGGTTGTCAGATGTGGATACTCCTAATGGTAAATTAGTTATAATAGATATTGATCCAAATGCTACTAGAATAGGTAGATATGCTGAATGTACTATTACTGGAACTAGTTTTACTGTACCTGGCGATTGGTCAAATAGTAGTAAACTATATGCAGGATATCTATATGAGTACTCAGTTCATTTTCCTACAATATATTACACACAATTAAGTGGTGAAAAAGCTAGATCTAATATCAATTCTTATCTAACTTTACATAGAGTAAAATTAAATCTAGGTAAATCAGGACTATATGAAACTACTTTAATGAGGAAGGATAAAACAGACTTCAGCGATACTTATGAGTCTACTACTTTAAATGAGTATTTGATAGATGATGCACCTTACTTACCAGAGAATATTCAAACAGTACCTGTCTATGAAAGAACAGATAACGTAGAAATAGTACTTAAATCCTCACACCCAGCACCAGCTACATTACATGCTTTATCCTGGGAAGGAGATTACTCACAAAGAAATTATAAAATTGTCTAAATACATTCACCCGATAACTATGGAGGCTGCTATAAAGGTAGCCTCTAATTTACGTCCAGAAGACCGTAGAGAGATCGAAGAAGGTCACGGGCTAGATCCTATGGAAGAGCTAACTTTGGCTGTTCACAGGGGCTACAGCGTGTGGTTCGAGGTGCCTAACGGCAAGACTGCTGGCATGGCTGGAGTCGGACCTAACGGAGAGGTATGGATGATATGCACACCCGCAATTCATGACTATCCTATTACCTTCGCAAGAGAAGCAAAGCGTTTCATTAAGAGTAGAACTGAACCGCTGTTATGGAATATCGTAGATAAACGTAATACTGTTCACCTAAAACTACTCAAATTCTTAGGTTTTAAATTCTTAAGAGAATTCAAACATGGACCTAATCAACTAACATTTATAGAGTTTTGCCGTGTGTACACACAACCCTTATAAGCATCAAGCTAAAATCGAAAAGGAAAAGAAAGATTTTGCTTACAGATCAAATGCTTTAAAATTTTTTAATAAAGAAACTAGCTGGGTACGAGGTGATCAAAGAGCTGCTACTGGTTTAAGTAGAACTCAATCTGATCTATATACCAGAGCACTAGCTATACAAGCTCAAGGCAGACAGTTGTCTCAACAAGCTGTCGCTGAATATGGACAGAAACAATTTGTTGACGAAGGTGGTAGATCTAGAACAGCTGGTAGAAATACTTACTTAGCATTACTAGCTAAACAATCACAGATAGAAAGTAAAATTAATAGTACATTTGGTAGAGAAATGGCACATGCTCAAACAGGTGCTGTTAGACAATACCAGAATAAGATAGCTAAGAACAGACAAGCATTAGGATTACCACCTGAATATGGAGCACCTGTTATGTATAGAAGACAAAGCCTCTGGGAACAAGCACAGCCTATAGTTGACTTTGCTAGTACTGCTATGAGTTTTGCTACTGGTATGCCTGTAGGTGTTAAAGATGATTATAGTGTTAACATGTTTGGTGGTAGAATTTAATGACTAATTCATTTCAAAGTAGTTCTCTTGGCTTTCCTACAAGCAAGACTAACTATCTTCAAACAGAAGTCGATATGACTGAACCCGTCAATAAACAGATTGACGAAACTACCAAACAGATGAATGCTCATTTTGATAGACTTATTAAGATATCAATTGACCAATCCAAAGGTAGATCTCAGCAATGGCAGCAGTTAGCTAAATTCACTAAGCAAGGTATGGAGTTTGCTAACTATGCCATGAAGAAAGCAGAAGCTGATGCTGATGTAAAAAGTTATTATGATGAGAGTAAACTTGGAACTAGATCTAAAAAGTCTGTGCTGTTTGAGCAGGAGACTGATCAATTAGAAACAGAACTTAATGAAGTATATAAAGAAGCTTATACTGAATCAGGTGCTATTGAAGAAACTGATCCTGATCTTGCTAAAATTCTTAAATCAGTTAAGGATGGAGTAATAACTCAAAAGGAAGCTTTAACAATAGGTGAGCAATATGCTGAACAATGGTTTGAAAGAGCACGGAACAGTTATCAATCACAACTCCCAGAAGGAGAATGGAGAAGTTTTGATGATCCCAAAAATACTGCTGTAGATCGTAGCCTTATATCTGCTGATTTAGATTCAGCATATATCACCCTGTTTGAAGATTCTGGGATTAGTAAGAGACTACTTAGAAAGTATCTTATAGAACCCATGCACGAGAAGCATAAGCAAAGGTTAAAAACTGAACAACAAGCTCAGAATGCTGCTCAAAAAGTAATAGAAAAAGAAAAACGTCATTCAGAATTTAGAACTAATTTATTTAAGAATCCAGGTAAAGCTATAGAGGACTATTTACAAACTTATAATTCATACCATGCTGAAGTATCAGGTGATCTTTCATCAGGTTATGTTATAGCTAAAGGTGAATTACTAGGTATGATTCTAGACGACATAGAGAATGAACGTTTTACTATGATACAGTTAGGAGAAATTGATGCTGCTTTAAGTGAACATCAACTCACTCCTAATGATGGTGGTAAACTTAGAACAATTGAAGAGTATTTACCTAAGTTTGCTAGTCCTATTAAAAATGCTATTAGAAAAGCTCGAACAGATAAAATTAAAAAAGATAAGGATGACGAGCAAATAGCTATACGTCAAAAAGAAGCTGAGTATAAGAATGATTTTGAGAGTCGTAAGGAACCTATTACTGAAGATGAATTGTTTGAGAAGCAACAAGAGTTTAGATCTGAAATTGGTAAAGACTCTGAATATTTATCTAACTACATTACTCAGCAAGATATCGATGATAAGGAACTAGATAGATTACTGAACAAACGATGGATGAATAGTGAAGAGATTTTTATAGAAGATTTAAAAGGTATGACTGATCCTGAAATGTATTTTAAATGGATTACTAGAGTATCTTCTGGTGGTCTAGATGCTACACTTACACAACGTAAAAACGATGTAATAGCAGCTTGGGTGTCTTCTAAATTATGGGACAAAACTTTAGAAAGAACTAAAACTAATCCTCAATATGAGGTTATGGAAAGTCAAGCTCAGGATTATTTTAATAATAGATTTAGACAAGAAAAAGAGTTAGGAGAGACTACTCTTAAAGCTTACGAACTGGCTAGAGATGCAACTGTAAAAGCTATTAAAGAAGGAGCATTTGACACTAGAGATCTAGCAACTCGTGATCTAACAAGAGCTGAGAATATACGTACAGCTGCTATTGCTTTTGGAAAAGATAAGACTGTTCTATATAGTTCAGAGCCGTGGCCTGGAGAAGAGAAAGAATTACAGTCTGCATTAAAATATATTACTACTGGTCAAGGTACTATTCCTCAATACTATAGACAATTCCCTGGTGTAAATTTATCACCATATGAATTTATGAAGACTAGATTAGAATCTACTAAGACAACTGAACTTAAAATAGACTCTATCCCAGAACGTGAATTAAAACCAGAAAACCAAGATCTTCTTTTAAATAAACCATCTTCTGCTAGAACTAATAGAGTCATCTCAGATGATACAGAAAATATAGATCCACTATTAGAATTAATTGGAATAGATTCTGTTGAAGAATTATTAGAAAGATTAAGATTAAATGCAGAACGTAACAACCAGTTAAATGGTACTGAAATCTCATTAGTAAATATAGACCCAGAATTAGAAGAAGAACACACCCAAGTAGTCGGAGAACAATCACCCTATATGCGACTAAATGCAATGCTTCCAGGTGTAGCTACGGCTTACGTGGAAGAGATATATAACACGTGAAACAATGCCAATAGATCCGTCCTTGGTAGATAACGAGGCACTCAATAAACAAATTGAGAGTATGTCTGGGTATCTAGATACCATAAAACAAGAAGAAGAAGCTCAACAAGTTATTCAACAACAAGAGCAAGCAGAAGAAACACAAGCCTTAAGTGAACAAGCAGATCCAAGGAATGCTGATAAATGGGGTTTAAAAGCAGTTGCTGAAGAATTAAAATCAGTAGCTGCTGGAGGTGTTCAAGATACTGCATCTTCCATGATGACATTCCCTGAACGTACAGTGGATGCTTTGACTGGTGAAATAGCAAAAGAAAGAAAAGAGAAAGGTTACTATAGACCTGATTGGGATCCTCTAGTAGATCATGAAAACCCTATCATTACTAAAACATGGTGGGGTAAATTACTGAGAGGTACTGTACACTTTGGTACAATGGCTGCTGCTGTTATACCTACTGCTAAGGTAACTGCAGCGAGATTAGGTATAGCAGGTACAGGTATAATGGCTAACAGTCTAATTAGAGCTGCTGGTGTTGGTGCTGTCTCAGATCTGATATCTAAGGAATCAGATGGAGATAACGCATTAGGTACACTTAGAGACCGTTATGGTTTCATAGATACACCATTAAGTACTAGAGAGACTGATCATCCTATCATGATGAAATTTAAAAACATCGTGGAAGGCATGGGTATTGGTCTAGTATTTGATAGTGCAGCAATGGTTGTAGGTAAGGGTTCAAATGCTGTTAAAACACAGATAGCTAATAGGAGAAAAAGTGTTGACTTACAAACACTTAGAAAAGGTATCCAAGAAGTAAGACGTAATGAATTTGGATTCCGTGGTAGTAAGAATAAACCTATAGCTGATCCATCTCAAGCTGCTCATATATCTGAAGAAGATCCATTCATTGTATGGTCACAGCAAAAAAGAATAAGGAAGGATTGGGGAGCACAAGAAGGATCAACAGCTTCAGTAACAACACCAGTTCAAAGAGAACGTGTAGCTAGAGAAGCTAATATCAGTGAGGATCTAGTTGACGAAACTTTACAGAAACTATTAAGTAGTGAAAGATATCAAAAGGTTTTAAAAGATGTAGGTGGTAGTAGGAAAAGATTAGTAGAAGTATTCGGTGATTCTATAGCTGCACATCAACGCATCACTCAAGGTAGAAATGCAGCTGATATGTCATCAGATGAGTATCTAAAAGAATTATTTGAATCCTTTGATGAATTCGATGGAGGTACAAATGATGCTATCAAAACTCTAACTAGTAAAAATGTAGTAGTAGCTGATTTAATTACTGGTTCTCTATTACATCAACTGAGAGACCTTGGAATAGCTGGTAGAGAGATAGCAGACTTTGCTGATCTAGGTGATATAGATGGTCCAGCTGATCAGATAGTAGATACTATGCTAACCCTACTAACTGAAGTAAAGAAAGCTAGGATTGTTAAATCACAAAACTTTAGAGAACTAGGAGCTGGTAAGAAAAAGAAATTCTTAGAAGAAAATCTAAGTCAAGATATGTCTGATACCAGAGAATCTATTATGTCAATTCTACAGATTGCTAAAGATGATCCTGATGAGAATATGCTTAATGCATTATTTGAAGCATTCTCTTCTATGAAGACAGTTAACAGTGTTGATGACTTTGATAATTGGGCTAGAAAGATGATTATAGGTGGTGAGATTGAAGGTAAGAAACAGACTGGTTCTGTATTAAGAGAACTTGGTGGTGTTATGACACACGCTATCCTAAGCGGTCCTAAGACACCTGCAAGAGCTGTTATGGGTACAGCCACAGCTACCTTCTTAAGGCCATTATCAACCACATTAGGGGCTGCATTGCAGTATCCTTTTAGTGGAGATGCTGCAACTCTTAGATCTGGCATGGCTTCTATGAATGCTATGATGCAAGCTATCCCTGAATCATGGACACTATTTAAAAATAAATTAGATTCTTACTGGAGTGGTGACTTATCTACAGTTAAAACTAGATTCTCTGAATACACTAGAAGTGATGAGAACTGGGAATTAATTAGAAAGTGGGCTGAAAATCCTAAATCTGGAGCTACAGATGGAGATAGAGCTTGGTTTAATCTAGCTAATATGGCTAGATCTATGAACAATAATAGCTTCTTATCCTACTCTACTAAGTTAATGGCAGCAACTGATGATGCTTTTGCTTATATCTTAGGTAGAGCTAAGATGAGAGAGAAAGCTATGAGATCAGCTATGGATGCTCAGAACAAGAAAGCTTTAACTGCTTACTCTGAGATAACTCCTGAACTAGTTCAAGTATATGAAGAAGATTTCTATAATCAAATCTTTGATGGAAATGGTGATATCATTGATAGTGCTGTTAAATGGGCTAGAAAAGAAGTTACACTTACAGAAGAACTAAATCCACAAGGTTTTGCTGGAGGATTAAATGCTGTATTCCAAGCTAATCCTTGGGCTAAACCTTTCTTCCTATTTGCTAGAACTGGTGTAAATGGCCTTAAATTAACTGCTAAGCATACACCTGGTTTCAATTTAGTAGTGCAAGAATTCAATGATATAGCTTTTGCTAACCCTAATAACTTAGAGAATGTAGTTAAATATGGTATAACTAATGCTGCTGAATTAGCAAACGCTAAGGCTTTGCAAACAGGTAGATTAGCTATGGGTACTGCTTTAGTTAGCATGGCTAGTTGGGCTTGGATGTCTGATAGTATGACTGGAAATGGTCCTACAGATAGACAGAAAAGACAAGCATGGTTAGATGCAGGCTATAAACCTAGACACATTAAGATAGGTGGTCTATGGGTTGGATATGAATCAATTGAACCATTCAACCAAATCATGGCAATGATCGCTGATATAGGTGATCATAGTGAATTGATGGGTTCTGAGTGGACTGAACAACAACTACTTAAAACAGGACTAGTATTAGCTCAAGGTATAACAAGTAAGTCTTACCTTGCTGGTATGCAACAGTTTGTAGATTTATTTGGTGGTAGACCTGGGCAAGCAGAACGTATTCTAGCTAACTTAGCTAACAATCAAATTCCTCTAGCTGGTTTAAGAAATGAATTAGGTAAACTTTTCACACCATACACAAGAGAATTAGGATCAGGTATTGATCAAGCTATTAGGAATAGAAACTTAATAACTGAAAATATAGCTAGTGATCCATTACCTATCAAATATGATATGCTAAATGGTAAACCAATTAAAGATCATAGTTTCATGACTAGGATGTTTAATATGTTTAGTCCTATATCATTGAATTTAGATAATACTCCTGGTAGGAAATTGATATTCAATAGTGGGTATGATATGAGATTATCTACTTACTTTGGTCCAGATGGTACTGATCTAACTAATTCACCAGAGATCAGATCGATGTTCCAAAAGGCTATAGGTGATCAAAACTTAGAACGTCAGTTAGATAAATTAGCTGAGAATCCTAAGATACTCTCTTCTCTAGAAGAAATGAATAGAGATATCAAAAGTGGAAGACGAGGAGATTATGAAACTATAGACTACTTCCATAATATGAAAATAGATCAAATCTTCCAAAAAGCTAGAAAACAAGCATGGGCTTCTATTATGCAGGAACCTATGATCCAACAACTTATAACTGAACAAAGAGAAGCAAAAAGGAAGAGGTACTTAAAAACAAAAGCAACTACATCAATGGAACCCATTCTCTCAATATATAAATAAACCATGGCACAAACTTCACAAAATCTAAATGGGAATGGTGATGTAGATTATGTATTTACTTTCCCATCAATAAAAATAGAAGATATAAAGGTTGAGGTTAATGGTAGTACAAAGACTGTTGATACAGATTATACTATAAGTGATTATTCAACTCAGAGTGGAGGTAAAGTAAACTTTGTAACCTCTATTGGTAGTCCATTAACTTCAACTGATACAGTAAGAATCTTTAGAGATACAGATATAGAGCAAGTACGTCTTGCTTACCAAGCTGGATCATCAATAAAAGCTGATCAATTAAATGATAATAATAAACAATTACTATATTTCATACAAGAAGTAGAAAACAGAAATGAACAAATGACCTTTATAGGGTCAGATCCTCCATCAGATCCTAGACTAGGAGCTATATGGTTCCAACCAGAATTAGGTAGATTATTTGTTTATTATCTTGATCCTGACGGTGATTCATATTGGATAGAATGTAACCCAGCATTTACATCTGGAGATCTATCTAATATAAGTGTGACTAATTTAACAGATGCAAACATTGCAGAGAATGCTGATATACAAGGATCTAAATTATTAAATGACTCTATCCCTCTTACTAAGTTTTCATCAGGTTCATTACCTCTTGATATAACAGTTCAGTCAGCTAATATAGTTAATGGTACTATTGTTGATGATGATATAAAATCAGATGCTGCAATAGCTCAATCAAAACTTAATCTATCTATAGGTGTTAATGAGTTAGCATCGAATGCTGTAACTAATGTAAAAGTTGCAGGTAATGCTGCTATAGATGCTTCAAAGATAGTATTTGACCCACCTCATTCAAAACCTGCAGGTACAGTAGCTAGAGATTTAGAAACAATATTAGCTCATGATATTATTAATGTTAAAGATTTCGGTGCTAAAGGTGATAACTCTCAAGACGATCAACCAGCTATTCAGGCAGCTATAGATGCTTGTGGTAGTAATGGTGGTAAAGTAGTTTTTCCTCCTGGTAAATATAGATTAGATAGTACTATAAATATTGGAACAGCAGATCATGCAATAATCTTAGAAGGATTAGCTGGT